GGCAACTCGTGGCTGTTTGTCTCTAATATATAAACACATAAGCGGTAAAAAGTTGTTAAGTTGTTAAACAATAGTACCCTCACTAAGAATCGAACTTGGATTTAATGTTTAGAAAACACTTGTTCTATCTGTTAAACTATGAGGGTATGGAGCAGGCTATTACACCTACTCACTAGACACGTCCTGCTTACCAGCCAAGCTCAGGAAGTCTCTTCATGATAGTTTCAAGGTCAAGAGCCTCGCCTCTCTTCTCAGGATAGTCTTTGAGGTACTCCAAGTTGGCAGTTATACCAGTAGAGATTACATCATATAGACTTATCATCTGAGAGGGAGTGAGGTGTGTGAGAATGATGCCCTTGATGATGGTCAACTTCTCATCCTGATTCTTCACTTGCTTCAGGTCATCGTCAACACCAGTGAAATTGCTGTTGGTTTCGAGTTCCAGAGCCTTAATAGCCTGACGCTTGAGTTCTTTAGGTGCTACAATGTCAGCACCAGAGGCCATGAGCATCATAAGCGCAATCTTACTCATGCCTTCTTTCATTGTCTGTTCCATGTTTTGTTTTTAGGGAGTTATTACTTTGGTTTATCTAGCTGTTAAGCTTTTTCATTGTTTGTGACTTTGGCGGCATAAATGACATTCTCATCCTCTTCCCTCAGAACCAAGGTCTTAATGGGATAGCACTTGGTTGAGTTAATAGTGTTAGTCATTTCACCACTTTGTGCGTTATAATACTTGAAGTCTGCATCCACTACGTCTGTTACTATCATGTTGCTGGTGTAGCTCTTAGACTTTAGGACATCGCCTACTTCTATTTCACTCTCTGTGCGGAAGCAATACTTCTGCATCTTACAGTTGTTAATCTGTTCTACAGGTAACTTTTGATTCGTGTAAACTACTAAAATTGTCTTCATATGAACTTGTTATTTATGATGTTATTGAACTTGTTTGTCTGCTTCTTCCGCCCATGATTCTCTGACAAAATAGGCTGAGGAGCCATATTCACTAAGGAATGGCTCCTCATTTATTAAGCAACTGTTTTCTTCAAACTCAGGCTTATCCATATAGTCTTGAATCTCAGGCCAAGTAATTATGATGAATGTTTCTTTCATTACCTTATTAGTCTTTCAAACCACTGGCGACCTGATAGCTTGTAGCACTCTCTGTAAGAGAGATTGTAATAGCAAAGGTAGCCAAGGATTATGTTGATTACTAGCCAAATGATAGCAGGAAGCCATCTTTCAGCCTCTAACAAACTCTCGAACCCTCCAATGATAAAGAGAGTAATAGACAATGCTGTGACCCACAACAATATGCCTTTTAATGTTATAATGATTGTCTTCATTTTGTCTCTATTGTACGTATTCGTTCTTTAGTGTGGTTTTACCCCGCCCTCTGGCGGGTGGTTTTACATAAGTTAAATTTCTGACATAGATGATATATCTGTGTTAGCAGTAATACTACATTATATTTCCGAATAGAGTTTTCTGCGTTAAATCTTTTTCTTTTCTTTTTTCTTCCCACGCTTTTTTTACTCGTTCTTCAATAATCTTGCAGTATTCAGAAGATATTTCGCTTCCAACCCAATTACGGTTATTTAGAATACTCATTTTAGCAGTTGTTCCACTCCCCATAAAAGGGTCGTAAACCAAATCGCCTTCATTGCTCCAGCTTATTATGTGGTCGTTTGCCAACTCTTCTGGAAATGGTGCAGGGTGTGTTTGCGTTCCTTGTTTTTTGCCTACACAATATTCAAATATATTGTCTTTATATTTTGTATTATTCGTAGTCATTATTTCGTCTCTATCTCTTTTTGACGCTCCTGGAATTACTTTTGGTCTTTTTATGTTATATACCGTTCCAGCCATTTTGCAAGGTATCTTTATTGGATTAAATGTGTTCGGCTTTCCTTTGCTTAAAATAAACATATATTCAAAAGCCTGTTCATATCTATTATGAGTTAGAGGTATAGGGTTTAGTTTCCGATAAATCATAGTATCATGTAGGTTAAATCCAATCTCCTTGAAATATAATGCTTGCCTAAAACTTGTCCCTGTTTCACTTCCTTTAATAGTAGCATCACCTACAACCCAAACAACTACACCGCCTTGTTTTGTTATTCTAAATAATTCCTTTGCTACATTTTCAAAGTCAAAAGAATAACCATTGTATTGTCGTAAGTTATCATAAGGTGGTGAAGTAACCGTTAAGTCAATGAAATTGTCAGGCATTCTTGCCATCGTTTCTAAATTGCTTTCATTGTAATTCTTGTTTATCTCAATCATAATTTTAATTTTTCAAATTAATATTTGTCCTCTGGCGGGAGGTT